TATATACATAGTTATATAATTTTTCATTTATCATAAGTGCTTCCTTTACGCAGTACTTATGATAAGTATCTAATATTACAAAATTTTACAAAACTTCCGCACTCTTGGGCCTTTACTGTCCTGTCTGGACTCCATGACCTAGTCGTTGAACCTTGAACTTATTCCTAAGTCCCTTGGCTGCTGATTGCCCAATCTATTCATTTTTTAACATTCGCACTTATCATCACTAATTATGCTGTAGTATGAAAAGCTCTAAGGGTGTTCCAGCAATTCACGGAATTTTATTAACGGGAGGCCGGTAAATTAACCACCCAAATCAAAAACAGCAACTTTACGATCTTTGCTGTCTGCTTTATCAACACCGTAAGCAAGTGCAGCCGCAGTTGGTTCATTAATAATACGTAATACTTCTAATCCAGCAATACGACCAGCATCTTTAGTTGCCTGTCTTTGTGAATCGTTAAAGTAAGCTGGAACAGTAATAACAGCTTGTGATACGTTGTATCCAAGATAGTCTTCAGCAGTTTTCTTCATTTTGCGAAGAATTTCAGCTGAAATTTGAGGTGGAGCTAGTTTTTCACCATTTGCTTCGACCCAAGCATCACCGTTATCTGCTTCAATAATGTTGTATGGCATCAAATCAATATCTTTTTGAACAGCATCTTCTAAAAATTTACGTCCAATTAAACGTTTTGATGCATAAATTGTATTTTTAGGATTAGTAACAGATTGACGTTTTGCTGTTGCACCTACAAGTATTTCATCTGTAGTATAAGCAATAAATGATGGAGTTGTTCGTGTACCTTCTGAGTTTTCAATAACCTTAGTTTGGCCATTTTCAATAACAGCGACACATGAATTTGTAGTACCTAAATCGATACCGATAACTTTACTCATAATAGTTTCTCCTAATTTAGCGAGTAGTTTTACTTTTGGCACCATGCCATATATTAAACCCTAATGGCGTTTAATATGATTTTATTTATTCTCGTTAAAAATGTTTGACCATTTTTCTAACTTTTGAATTTTTGCACCAGCAGCTTCATTAACTTTATCTTTGTCAACAACATCATTTTGTTCTAAAAGTAAAATCAATGCTTTAAGATCACCAAGTTCTTCTTCAAGGTGTTCTTTATTTGTTTCACCTTTCCATTCGGTATCAATACCAAATCTAAAAATTTTAGAAATTGCTTGAATTACTTCAGAACATTCTTCAATTGTGATGCTTAATATCTCGTGAGTGCGACTATCCATTTTTAAATCTCTTTCAAATAAAAATATATTATAACAGTTTAAACCGGTAATGTCAATATCTTTTAAAGAATATAAAATTGTTTTTCTAACCAAAATTTACAATCTTCCCAGTTTTTATAAATGTGTGATCTTCCGCCAGCTTGTTCCCATTCTTGACAATTGCTAAGTCTATCATCAATTAAGATATCATCTTTGCTACAATGTTTCCATTTATCGTGACTAAATGGTCCAATTATCACTGGAATGTTTGGAAAGTATTTTAATGCCCAACAAACCTTATCCCAAGTTGCTAAAGGTACATCATTATTACGAGGCAATGCAGTTAGAAAGAAAAGTTCACTATTAGTTGTATCACAATATTCTTTACACCATTTTACAAGTTCGTAAGCATTTTCTTTAACAGGCAATTTACTGTAAATTCGTGGATCACGTGTTATTTCTCTCCAAACCTCAAGTGAATACCTTCCTCCTTGCAAAGGAAGATTTTCTCCTGCAATTTTTTTTGCGTAGCCTGAAAAATCTGCTACAACTTCGTCCATATCTAAAAATATTTTCATTTTTTCCTTTTATTTTTTATGACCATTTTAAACAAAATAAAATATGGTCGTTTTTATTTGCAAAATATATGTTTGGATATCTTAAAAACCATCTATTATCTTTTTCGTTGCCAACATTTTCAATAAGCCAATCATATAATTCTTTAATTGTTGTTAATTCTATATTGTCATTTAATTCAACAATATTATATTCAATACCTATTTGCATGTTAACTCCATTTTAATAAAAACATAGATAAGTCTGAATCATTTTCAAAAATTAATCGCTGTTCTATAAAATCAAGGCTACAATGAAAATGTTCTTTCCATACTTGATATTGATCAACTGAAATAACATTTGAATTTACAAGCAGTTTTAATAGTCCATCATCTCTTTCATTTTCGAACCAGTTTATAGCTTTTCTAACTGCATAAGTGTTTGTTGAAAGATATTTCACTTAACCTAACCATCTTAATGAAAACATCATAGCATCTTTATCATTTAAAAACTTTACTCCAAAACGCTGACCATCTTCTGCAAGACCAATTGACCAACGTTGCTCTTCTGGTAAAGGTGGATTTGGAATGTTATCATCTAACCAAAAACCTATACTGATTAAGTTTTTATTTTGAAAATCTTTAAATTCTAAATCCATTGTTTATACCTCAAATGTAAAATTTGGATCAAATATTGATGTCTGATCTTCATAACCTTGATATCCTCGTGGATTACAAATTACACGAGTTTTACCCAACATGTAATCAACCGAATCGTGCATATGACCATGAACCCATGTTTTAATCTGTGGATTATCTAAAATAAGATTTGATAAGTCACTGAAATAACCATAGTTCATTGGAAAATCATCTTTATACTTTTCGTTAATACTTAGTTGACAAGGAGCATGATGACTAATAACAACAACTTTATTTTCTTTATGTTTTAGTAAAAAATCTTTTAATTTTGTAACAGTATCTGTAAATACATCTGCAACAAAAGAAGTTGAAAACTTATCAGTATAATAACTATTACCATAAATGTTTTTAACTTGGAAACTGTTGTGTTTAATAACTGAAAAATCAGACAGATTTTTATCAACATATCTTAACACAAGCGGATCACGTTTGTTCATATCAGTCCAAAAAGTTCCACCAAAGAAATGTACATCATCGATAGTTATACTTTCAGCTTCTAACAAATAAACATTACCAGGAAGTTCTTTTTTAATTCTTTCAAAAGTGTCAAAATACACGTTGTTATAATGTTCATGATTACCTAAAACATAGATAACATGACGATATTTTGCAAGTTCATGTTTTAAAAATCTTCGATATCTATCAGCAAGAAAAGTATTTCTTTGCAAGTTATCGGATATTCTTAAATGGCCAGCTTCGACGATATCACCTGCCATGATTAAAACATCTCCACCGGGAAGTTCTAGATCTTCAAAATTTAAATGGCAATCTGATATTAAGTGTATTTTCATATTTTAAATTCTCTATTAATTTCCAATATTATAACAGGTTTTTTTAAATTGGTCAACTATTTAAGTTAAATACATATATTATGATTAAACCAAAAACACAAGACGCAATTGCTGCTAGTTTAGAAAAACTTCGTTCAGAAGGAAACTACAGAGTATTCACGGACATCCTTCGCCAAAAAGGTGATTTTCCAAAAGCTATTTGGTATGGACGTTATAACATTAAACAAATAACAAACTGGTGTTCAAATGACTATCTAGGAATGGGCCAGCATAAAGTTGTACTTGATGCAATGCATACAGTATTAGATACCGCAGGTGCTGGGTCAGGTGGAACTCGTAACATAAGCGGAACAACACACTATCATGTTGCCTTAGAGCGTGAATTAGCAACTTTACATGATAAGACTGCTGCACTTACGTTTACAAGCGGATACGTTGCTAATCAAAGCACACTAAGCGTATTAGGTATGATTCTACCTAATGTACATTATATAAGTGATGCTCAAAACCATAATTCAATGATTGTAGGTATTAAGTCAAGTAAAGTACCTCGTACAATATGGAAACATAATGATCTAGAACATCTAAAGGAAATACTTAAAAGTCTTGATCAAAATGTACAACCTATAATTGCATTAGAAGGTGTTTATAGTATGGATGGTGATAAGGGTCTTATAAGTGATGTATGTGAAATTGCTCGTTTATATGGAGCAATGGTATATGTTGATGAAGTTCATGCTGTAGGTCTATATGGACCTAGAGGAGCAGGAATTGCTGAAGAACAAAAATGTGTAGACGGAGTTGACATTATACAAGGTACACTTGCAAAAGGTTTTGGTGTTCAGGGTGGATATATTGCAGCAGGCCGCGACCTAATTGACATGATACGCAGTTATGCACAAGGGTTAATTTTTTCTACTTCTCTTGCACCTGTATTATGTGCAGGAGCCCTAGCAAGTGTAAAATATGTACAAGATCAACCTAACTTACGAACTAAAATAATGAGTATTGCTCAAGCAACTAGAGAACATTTAAAAGCAAATGGCTTAGAAATAAATCCTCTTTCTGAAGGAGGACATATTGTCCCTATTATGGTTCGAGATGCAAAGAAATGTAAATCTATAAGTGATTATCTTTTAGATGAAAAAGGAATTTACTTACAACCTATAAATTTTCCAACGGTACCTTGGGGAACTGAAAGATTGAGAGCTTGCCCAACACCTAATCATACAGAAGCAGATATTTACTATCTTGCTGAGAGTTTGAAAGAAGCATTTAATAAGTTTGAATAGTGAGCTTAAGCTCACTTGTGATTTCGTTTGCACTCATCACATTTTTTAAAACTGACACTGAATATATTATCTAGATTCAATGGTCACACTTTGCCCAGACAGGGCAAAGTGATAAAAGAAACATTATCTGAGTTCTTTACAGTCCTGATATTACAACATTACAGAGGCGGTCGTCCGGTACCTCGAGTTGCGTCTTTATACGACGGCGGTTATACTACAAATATCAGTCTTGCAGTACAACGTAGGGCACACAGTCCCTTCATTAAGCCTTTACTAAAATTCTTCAAATAGCGAAACCAGTTTTATGAAGGCATATCTGATCTTCGTCCTGTTAAGGATAGTCACTAAGTTCCTGCCACCACAGCAGTTCAGTCCCGGCAACCAAACGGTTCCGTTGTCATTGGCACACGAAGTTAGCCTGTGCGAGCTCTAATGGTGAATGTTGTTCATTTAATACTTATTATACTGGTCAAACCAGTATCTTGTCAACTAGTATTTTTGCTAATTAAATACAGGTATGAATATAAAAAAAGTATTATGGATGGTATTAGGATTTGTTTGTCTTGGAATTTCGTACATTGGAATAGTTACTCCTGGTATTCCTTGGTCAACACCTGCTGTAGGTGCTGCTTATTGTTTTGCAAAAAGTAGCAAGCGTTGGCATGATTGGATTATGAATCACAAGTTGTTTGGTCCGTTTATTAGAAATTGGAATGAAAAAAGAATCTTTCCAAATTATGCAAAATGGGCTATGGTATTAACAATGGATTCAAGTTTAGTAATTCTTTGGTTTACAACACATAATTGGAAACTTGTTGTTGGTTTAGGTGTTGTAATGTTTTTTGTAGCGTTATGGGCATTAAAATACCCAGGAAGCCTTAAAGAATGGCAACTCCGGGTTGATAATAATAAAAAGATTAATTGGTTTAGCTAGTTTTACCTAGTTTACGATAAACTGTTTGTACACCTTTTGCTTGACGAATAGCATCAAATAATGCATTATGTTGTTCGTTGCTTTTTTCCATTTCTGGATCAGCAAGATCAAATAAAGTTCTTGTATCTCTGCATTTCCAAAATTCCCAAGGAGGAGTTCGATTAACTTGGCGATACATATCTTCTAAAATCATTAAGTCAAAAACTGCACCGTGACTCCAAAATTTATCACAACCCCATGCAAATTTATGAAATTGACTGATTGAGTTTTCAAAGCTGAGTCGACCATCTGAGCTAAATGCTTCTTCCATAACTTCTGCATTTTGTTTTGCCCACCAATCTAGTGTATTAGGATCAATTTCACGACCTAACTTATCTTGATCATCGATATCAATTTTAAAATAAAGTTCGTCATAAATTTCTTCACTAAAAGGATCAAATATAACAGCACCTAGGGTTAGTACAACTGTTCGAGGACTAACTGCCATTGTTTCTAAATCTACCATAAGATGTCTTGCCATACTTTTTCCTTTTAACTTTTAAAATGTAAATTATAGCAAATAATAAGCAATATGTCAAGAATTCTCTAAACCGATTGTTGTTATAACTTTATTAATTGATTTTTCATAATGAAAAACTCCAGGTCTTCTGTTCCCTTCTCTTAACCAATTCCATAATGGATCTAATTGACGTTGCATTGCTTCAAAGTCTGGATTTCCTGGATAAAGTGGTTTTTCTTTTATTGCATGAACTATGCAATTTTCGTTTGAAACAATTTTATATTTTGGATTTTCATCCAACACTCCGCCAAACCCTGGAACAACTCGAGGCCACCATTCTACATCGTCTTCTTGCCCCCAAAGTAAAGTTTCGTTTAATGGTTGTTCTTGCATTACTGATTTTTTGCAAACCCAATATGAACCTTGTATACCCATATAAGGAACAAAACAATCTATATCCCACGGAATAGTCATGCAGTATGGAATTTCAGGATAACCAGGGATAGGTCCAGCTCTCCAACCATTTCCTCGCTGACTTCCTTGTGATGGCGGAGATTTAACTAAATTAATACAAATATCCCAATCTGTACCAAATTTTTCAAATTCGTTATACCAAGATGGATCAAAGACATGATAATCGTGCATTATTACATTTATATCATATTTGCTAACAGCTGAACCTATATTTTTCTTTTTTGTTATCCAAGGAGCAGGTTTTTGACTTTCATCAAACGGGATATGTATACAATTTTGTCGATTAATTGATGTTTTTTGCCCCCCAACAATTACAACTTCATAATCTACCATATTTAATAATTCAATACTATTAATAATTTTTTCAACTTCACTATCATTTGTTCCTGAAGTTGTAATCACAAAAGAAATACCGGTCATCTTTAATCCTATAAATAAGTTATTATATGCATATTTAATTAAAAAAAATCAATGAATACAATATTACGAAATCAAAATGAAAACATATAAATTAAATACATTTTACAGAGGGTGGCTTATTGGAGATTTTGAACCTTCTATCTTAAAAACATCAGATTTTGAAGTTGGTATATTAACTCATATTAAAGGAGAAAATTGGCCTGCTCACTACCATGCAATCGCTACAGAATATAATGTATTAATAGAAGGCAAAATGACAATTCAAGATCAAGAAATTAATGCAGGAGATGTTTTTATTTTTGAACCAAATGAAGTAGCAGATCCTATCTTTTTAGAAGATTGTAAAGTATTATGTATTAAAACCCCATCATTACCAAAGGACAAATATGAAGTTTTATAGAGAAAGAAATGAAATTGATTTAAACAAGTATTTTATTGCTACGTATGATTTAACAAGCAATACTAGTTTAAATGATGCTGCATGGAATATTGCAATTGGCCAGAGCGTTGGTAATCCAAATGTTCGAAATGAATGGGAAACTGATGAAATATTTGAAAATCATAGTTGTATAATTCTTGCCGAAGAAGAAATTTTAAAACAGTCTAAAATTGGAACAGTTGAAATTGCATTTCCTGTTGCAAATACTGATTGGGCAACAGATGGTATAAGTCATCTAATTTGCCAATTAATGGGCGGACATGTTGATATTGATTGTGTTACTTCTTGTCGACTAATTAAGTTAGAATTACCGGAAACAGTTACAAGGTATTTTAAAGGACCTAAATTTGGTCTAAGTGGAATACGCCAATTTACAGGTCAATTTGATAAACCGTTATTTGGTAGCATTGTTAAACCAAAAATTGGTATTACTCCTGAAGTATTATTAGAAATGGTAAAACAACAAGTTGATGGTGGTGCAGATTTCATTAAAGAAGACGAAATTATGTCAAATCCTGTGTGTGCTCCATTAGAACGCAGGGTTGATATTATTGCTAACTATCTTGCAAAACAAAGTCGTAAAGTTGTTTTTTGTCATACTGTTAATGCTGATCATCATGTGATTATTGATCGTGTTAAAAGAGTTGCAGAATTAGGTGGTAATGGAGTACATATCAATGTCTTTAGTGGATTAGGAGTATATAATGCGATTCGTCAATTAGATTTGCCTTTATTTCTTCATTTTCAAAAATCTGGTGATAAATTAATGACAGATGCTAAACATAGATTTAGTATTGCATGGCCAGTTATTTGCCAACTTGCTACAATGATGGGTGTTGATACTATACAAACTGGTATGTTAGGTGGATACAGCAACGACGATCCAAAAGAGCTAACAGAAAGTATTAATGTATTACGTGCTGGTAATACATTACCAGTATTAAGTTGTGGATTTCATCCTGGACTGGTTGAAAAAATTGTAAGTTTAACAGGAAATGATTTTTTAGCAAATGTAGGCGGAGCAGTTCATGGACATCCAGGAGGAACATTATCAGGTGCTTTAGCAATGCGTCAATCGATTGATAAAACATATGGTCCTGAATATTATCAAGCAATTACAAAATGGGGTTTAATTAAATGATACTAATTGCACATCGAGGTCTTGTTAATGGTCCAAATAAAGATATAGAAAATAATCCAAGACAAATTGAGCTTGCACTTAAACAAGGATACGATTGTGAAATTGATCTTTGGGTAATTGATGATAAATTATGGTTGGGACATGATCTTCCAACCTATGAAATTGAGCTAGGATTTATTGCAACTGCTGGATTATGGATTCATGCCAAAAACTTAGATGCGTTATATTGGTTGACTAAAACTAATCTTAATTATTTTTGGCATGAAGAAGATCAATTTACATTAACAAGCCACAGATATATTTGGACTTACCCAGGAAAGACTTTGACAAAAAATAGTGTAATGGTTATGCCTGAATGGAATGATCCACTGTTTGAAAATATTGATAAGAATTGTTTTGGTATCTGTACAGATTATCCTGCAAGACTTTTAGATAAAAAATAACCCATCAACAATAAGAAGATGGGTTATTAATATTAAGAATTAGAAAGCATCAAAATAATTAAAATTTTTCTCTTTTAATTTAGTAAGGATCAAGGAAGTTCCTTCTTCATTAACAAAAACAAATGTTCCTTCTATAGGATCAATTTTTTTAAGGTTACTTGTTGTAAAATCAACTCGTTCCCAATCCCAACTTAATTCTTCAACTTTATCACTTTGGCTCGCAGTATAATCTTTATATTCAATACAAATCTTAGATTGTAAAGGATTACCTCTCCACACTTTTGGATCAAGATCTGTCTGTTTGATTTGTAAACCGTTAACAGTAAGTAAAACACTAAAATTAGTATTACCGTTATCAAACTCAGGTTTTGCATTAAGCATACGTAATGACTCTTCAGGTGATTCGTTATACCGATTCATTTCTTCAACTAATGCTTTTAACATGTCAAAGTTAAATTCTGAGAATAGTAAAGAAACTGAACAAACACGTTCGATATAACTTTTATTAATCAAATTATCGTTACAATATTCAATGATAAATTCTTGATCAAGTCCTTTAAAATCGATCATGTAAAAGATACGACCTGGTCGATTTCGCATATGACTATCAACACGCCATTTATCATTACATGTTAATACAAATAGTTTCTTACTTGGAAACACACCATCTAATAAAGTTAATATCCCTTCTTGTTCTTCACTGTTATAAACTTTTTCAAATTCGTCAAAAAGAATAACGCAAGGTTGTTCAATATCTTGAATAAATTTATTGAAATCGTCACCTGTCCATGGTCTATTAATAATAATGGTAGGAATGTCTTGTTTTGCAGCTTCGATAGATAACATTTTTGCAAGCAAACTTTTACCTGAACCTTTTTCACCTGCAAGCATTACACCTGTACTTGCTTCACGTGATAAGAAGGTTGACAAAATACGTTCGGTATTACGAATATTATCACCGTATCGTTTTGAAGTAAATTCAAAAGAATCAACACCTTCAAAAAACAAGTTACCAAATTGGTCTTGTTTAATAATATAATTTCCTACGGGGAGTTTGTGATGAAGATCTAAACTTAATTCATCAGAAGGACGAAAGGTATTACCGTTGCGTAAAAAGTATGTCATGTTTTCTCTCTGTGTTTGTAAAAAAGTATGTGTATATTATAACTAAAATTGGTAAACTTGTCAACTACTTTTAAAGTTAAATTTACCGAAAAATTGTAATTAGATAATCATTTATATGTTCTACAAAATATATCATACTATTAAATAATGGTGATAGAAAATTTGTTAATATAATTGATAATAAAAAATAAAAAAATAACACTAATAATATAACAACTAAATCCTTAAGATCTACTAAAGTTCCTTTTTGATTGTTCATTCATATAACCTCCTTAAATGTTAAACTATTTACTGAGGTATATAAATTATTAGTAATGGTGTTTAATTATTAAAACTTTACTTTAATAAAAAGTATGATAATGTACAAATTACAATAAGTTCAACTACAGTAACAATTGCTAAACTTAAAATAGTGTTTTCGAGTTTAAATATTTTGTCGATACTATCATCGATTATTTTTAATAATTTACGATTGTGTTCATCTGCAGAAATACTCATTTTTTCAAGGTTTTTAATTTTTCCTTCGATTGATTCTATAACCTTTTCATGTTCTGCATATTCGATCCATTTACCATCATTGCATTGTTCCATAGGACCAAACTTTATAAATCCTTGAGTATATCTGTTCATAAGTAATCCTTAATTAAAAAGAATGAAATTGCAATAAATTGAAATACCATTATAAATGATGATAAAATTGAAACTTTTGCTAAGGTATTACGAAGTTCAATAATTTCATTCTGTAATTTACTAATTAATCTTTCATTTGATATCATTTTTAACTCCTGTTTCGTAATTAGCGTTGATATTGAATCAACGGTTTTTGTTTTGGCTTTAAATACCAATCAAATACTTCACAACAATCAACACATATTTTTAGATTTAAAGATGTAAATAACAACATAGATTGTCCACAGTACGGACATTTGTTGTTACTCATTTTCGTTCCCATTGAACACATATTGAGTCACCAACTTTTACCTTTTTATCAGGTACACCGATTATTTTACCACACATCATTTTTACCGTCGTCATATCTGGGTTGATGTCTAAAATTGCAACAACTCGTGAATAAGTTTTACACGTTAACGGTTTCTGATAATTTCGATATACATTACTAAGACCAACAAGAACAAGTAATAATAATAAAGAAAATATCATATTTTTTATTGTAGTTTTTTTCATCTCATTTACCATTTAAAAAGTTACAAAGGTACTGTTATTTACACATTATAACATAAATGATAAAAAAGTCAATAAAAAAGGCTAAAAATAGCCTTTTTATAACTTAAAAGTAATGTTTATTACTTTTTAATTGCAGTCCATGTAACAATTTCCCATTCACCTGTATAATGTTCAACTAATGCAGTCATTGATTCGACCCAATCACCGTCATTCATATATGTAACACCGTCGATTTCTTTTATTTCAGCATGATGAATATGACCTGCAATAACTCCATCAAAACCGCGTTTCTTACAATAAGTAGCAAGGTTGCTTTCAAACTTAAAAATAAAGTCAACTGCTTTCTTTACACGATTTTTAAGATAGCTACTCAAACTCCAGTAACCAAAACCTAACTTATGACGAAACCAATTAAAGTTTCTATTTACTATTAAAATAAAGTCATATGCTTTATCACCTAAAAAACTTAACCATGGAGCTAATTTTGAAATACCGTCAAATAAATCACCATGTGTAACCAAATAACGTTTTCCATCTTGACCTAAATGTTCTGCTTGATTACAAACTTCAATACGTCCAAACCCGATACCTAATGGAATAAGTGGTCTTAAGAATTCATCATGGTTTCCTGCGATATAAACAACTCTAGTCCCACGTTTTGCATGATTCATTATTTTTCTTACAACATTAGTATGAGATTGTTTCCACCTCCATTTATTTTGTTGAATACGCCATGCATCAATAATGTCGCCAACAAGATATAAAGTTTCACAAGTGTTATATTTTAGGAAATTACTAAGTTGTTCTGCTTTACAGTCACGAGTTCCCAGATGGACATCTGAAATAAAAATACTTTTATATGTTTTTTGCATTGTAATATTTATTGATTAACGTATTACATAATGATTAAAATAAAAAAGCCACTTAAGTGGCTTTTTGTTTAGATTCTTACAATTGTCCATTTTGTTGTAAATGGTTTACCTTCTGCTTTACGTTTTAAAATTTTTGAAAACTCTTTTTTACGAAGTTCGTTTTGTTTCTCTGCGTTGTGTTCAAAGCAAGCCTTATACAACTTATGAATAAGTTTATCTTGTTTCATCTCTTGCCTCCTAAAATATTATTTATAATTTATTGTATTTTAAATCTCACATAATCTGTAATTAGATCAGCAACATCAACTTTGCAATATTTCTCAAAACCATAAAATCCAGGATTGCTATTTGCTTCACAAACTCTAAACCCTCTACTATCAAACAACAAGTCAACACCTGCAATATCTAAATTTAATGATCGAGCAGTTTCACGAGCAAGATAGTCGATTTCGTCAGATACTTCAAAAAAAGAACCAGTACCGCCACCTGTGATGTTTGCACGAAAATCACCTTCAGGTGCTGTTCGTTTCATTGCACCTACAACTTTACCACCTATAACAAGAACACGTAGATCTTCGCCAACACGTTCACCTAAGTATTCTTGAACAATCATAGTTTTTCTATTTCCGAGATTATCTATGAATTCCATTAATTTTTTATAATCACGTTTCCTTTCGCAAAGATAAACTCCTTCTCCATAGCTTCCTGTTACTACTTTAATAACACATGGGAATCCGATATTTGATTCAACTAACTTGTCATTTATTGGCATCCTAACCATCATTGTGTTTGGAATTGGAATACTATGACGACTTAATATTTGACTTGTACGTAGCTTGTCTTTTACAGTTTCGATTGCTTCTGAACCATTAACACACATAACACCAGCTTGCTCAAAGTGTCTAATAACTGCAAGTTGAAATGGAAGAATTCCTGCACCTAATCTAACAAGTACAAGTTCAGGTAATTCAATATCTTCACCTTTGTATTTTATACCATTTTTTATATCTCTGTCAACTATAATATCAAAACCATCAGGATGACACATCCTTGCCTTAATTCCTTTAGAGGCAAAGCTTTCCATAATTTTTTCAGATTCATATTCGTTTCGATCAACTTTTGTTATTACTAGAACAGACATTATTTTCCTTTATCAGAAGAAAAAAGAGCCGCCCGACGAGGACGACTCTTTTCATTTTAGTGTTAGATATTCACTAAATCTTTTTTAAGCAATTTAGATATTGCTTGTACTTCTGTATTTACTACACCTAATACACCAAGTGTAGCCCATCCGAAGAAAACAAATCCGTAATGTAAAGGCATTATATTCGCATAAGTTCGTTATTCTTATACCGTTCTCTTATGAACTGCTATATATTCCTATATAGAGTAGACTATCTCTTCAACTACGTGTAGTTGCTTTGCGCTTCCATCCACTTGGATGTACGTCTTTCGACTAGTCGTTACACTTTTCTCTATCGAGACTTAGCACGGTATTGTCCGTTCTGGATATCCACCGTTTTCACAAAGTTTTCATTATAATATTGCTACTATACGCGCCCATTTAATTAAGCGACAAACAACTCTTCCATAAACCAAAATGTGTGACCCCATTCATTTAACCCGACATTTGGTAAGATCATAAATGGACCAACGACTGATACCAAGTACATTAATGATAACCCATTTTGGTATGCTGGTAATCTTGTTCTAGCATATAGAAAAGATGCTACACCTGTAATAATATAAATTGGATAGCTCAAATAAAATTCAATAATATGACTTGGAGTAAAGTCAGTATCACGAACAATTGTTTGATGCCATGTTCCATCTTGCTCAGTAAAATAGCTTGCACCGTAATATACAGCGATTGCATAAGATACCAACCAAGTCCAGTGAGTAAAATGTCTTCTCAACTCCTCTCGTGGAGTAATTGATGCAACTTTACGATCACGTGTTTTCCAGATGTAACCCCACAAAATACCAGCTGTTGCTGTTTCTAAAACAAACTCAATATATAAAAAGTTCATCCAGTAAGTTTCAAATTCTGGTGCAAATGAGTCTAAACCTGCTGACCATCCATATACACCTTCATACCAACGAACCCAACCATAAAATAAAATATAAAGCGATGCTGCTAATAATAAATTTCTTACATTTAAAAGCGGTGTTTCTGCAACATCACTTTTTACTTTTTCTGCTATACTAGCCATTAGAACCTCCTATAGGTATTTGACTAATTAAATAAGATTAACGCCCGTTAATCTTTCGGTTTCGGGGTGTTTGAATCCTTGCAAAATATACCTGCGTCCTTACGTTGACTATTTAATCTAATTGTAATAAATCCTGACTCTTTTGATTAAAGTATTATTCACAATAAAAAGTAACTTCGATATCAGAATTTAAATTTTTTAGATCCACAGTCAAATTCTTACCTAGTGATTGACACGCTTGTTTTTCTAAGTTTGGAACCACTATTGAATCTATGTTATGATTATATATAGATTTTAAACTATATAACAGCACTAAAGTTGACATTATTCTTGAATAATTGCATAAATTTCTGATTCATTAAGAATAGTTAATTCTTCATTATCGATCTTTACATTATAACCAGAATGTTTGCCAAACAAAACAACATCACCTTCTGATACAACAGGTGCAACTAGTTCACCGTTTTCGTATTTTCCTTGGCCAACTGCTAATACAGTTCCTTTATTTGGTTTTTCAACATGTGCATCTGGAATAACAATTCCACCTAAACTAACATTTTCAGCTTCGATGCGTTTAATTAAAATTTTATCATGTAATGGTACTAATTTAGTCATATAATTTCCTCTTGTAAATAACGTTTCAATTCTTTGTCAGTTGGATCGACAGTATAGTTTTGTTTGAAAAATATTTCGTAACTATCGCTACCATATTTCCCAATTCCATATAACATTGTAGCATCATCACCGTCCCATGTCAAGTAGTCTTGACTCATTCTTACCAGTCTTTGATACCGTACATTTGTCATACCTAATGGTGCAAGGATTGATTTAACAAAATCCTCGTTAGCGTTAATAAGTATTTGTGGAGTTGGAAACCAATATAAAAATTCTGGGAGAGTTGTTTTAACTGGTTTTCGTCCAGTTTGATTAAGCATAATAACACCTACCATATGCTCCCAGGAATTTTTAATCTGTTGTTGAACCATTAGGTCATCGCGCAATGGTACTAGATTCATTTTTTCCTCTTTAGATTATTACATTAATATTACCGTTTTTTTGGCAAGAGTTTTTCTAAACGAAGTTTTTTACGTAAACGAGCCTTTGCCGCTCCTGCTTTACGTTTTCGTTCAGTTGTTGGTTTTTCATAATATCTACGTTTAATTACTTCTTGTAGAAGACCGTCTTCGTCAACTTTCTTTTTAAGTTTACGTAGAGCGCCATTAAGATTATCTCCAACTTCTACTTTTAACCCTTTAACTCTTATTTTATTTTGATAATTTTTTGCCATTCTCTTTCTTAAAAATTAGTACTGCTTTGCCACCTTGGGCTGTTTCCTTGCTAATTACAATTTGTTCAAGTCCTCTTTCAGCAAGATCCATTGCTTCAAATTGGTATTGTAATAGCAGTTTCTCGATTATCTGTTTAAGACCACGAGCATTTGTTTTTAATTCTTTTGCTTTCTCAGCAATAACAGTTAATGCATCTTCGTCAAATTTAAGATTAACTCCGTCTAATTTGAAAATATACTGATATTGTTGAATTATACTGTTTTTTGGTTCTTTAAGAATCTGAACTAATTCTTCAACCGATAGTTCGTTTACATTTACTGTTAATCCAAATCGACCAATAAATTCTGGAATCAATCCAAAACTCATTAAATCTTTAGGAGTACAATGATCAAACATCATTGATGTATCTTTTTTACTACGTGCGGGACTACTAAATCCGATGCTTGCTGGTTCTTTGTTACGTCCGATAATTTTATCAATTCCAACGAACGCTCCTCCGCAAATAAACAAAATATTTGTAGTGTCTAATTCGATCATTTCACCTTTCGGGTGTTTACGTTTATCAGTTGACGGAACACGCACGATACTACCTTCAACAATTTTTAATAGTGCTTGTTGTACCCCTTCACCACTTACATCACGTGTAATTGAAACATTTTCACCTTTACGTGCAATTTTATCAATTTCGTCGATATATATAATTCCTCGTTGAGCTTTTTCAATATCACCATCAGCAACACTTAATAATCGTGATAAGATACTTTCAACATCATCACCTACATATCCTGCTTCGGTAAGACCAGTTGCATCACAAACTGCAAATGGAATATCTAAAAACTCTGCAACTTTTTTAGCAAGCATTGTATTATGAGTTACTACATAATTGTCGGTTATATATAAATGCTCAGGGTGATCAATATAGATACATTGAGCATCTAGCTCACCAACATACTCAATTTTATTAATTTTTAATTTAAGTTCTCTATTTTTAGAAGAATCGGAATATTGATATATATCGGACAACCGTTCTTTTTTTCTTGGCAACGATACTAAATCTTTTGGATTTTTATATCGAATTGATACGTTATAACTATCTTTACACCGTGTTTGCGATCCTTTATACATATAAGTACGATTTGTACTTTTTGAAATTTTTGCAATGCCACCAATACTTTGAATAATTTCGGTCACATCATTTGCAAGTTGGATACTTGTAGTGGTAAATTCTACTCTACCTTTTTTACAAACATAGCCATCTGTATCAATTAGACCTTGAATTAATTCTAATTTTTGATTAAATGATGATAGTTTATAAATTTCTGGAATAAATTTCTCATCGCTATGTTTTCCTATTAAGCCTAAATCAAGTAATGCATATTTTATTTTATTTTTAGTTACTCCTTTTATTACAGTTTCACCTTTTATAAAATTTTGAGATATTACAGATCGTATAGCATAATCATATTTAGATGAAGGGTGTTTGCGTAGATAATAATCTGTTCCAATTCCGTGTTGTACCCTATCTAAGATAAATTGATCAGAACTTGAAAAACCTACACCTTTATTAGTAAATCCGCCATCACCGATTAATGCACCTAACGTATATGGATCTAACGGTAACTCTTTATCAACTTCATTTTCATTAACAGATAACAACGGAATATATAAGTTTCCTTTTGAAGTTGACAAACATTTGTTTAAATCTGATAATGGAAGTACTTTCCATTTATTTTTCCAATTTACATTATATACTTTCCACAAATGTTCGTCACATGATTCTGCAGTTCGCCCATCAGAAAAAGTAATTTTATAAATTGATTTTTTACCTTGTGGAAAAATCCCACTTACTTTTGCTTCAGTCCCATCGGGCATTGATAATATATCATTTAATTTAACGTCTGACATTGTTATCCAACCATTTGGAATTTTAAGTTTACTATGCAATGGTTGAGCTTTCCCACAACCTGTTGGTCCTAACATAAGCACATTAGTTTTTTCAATTACAACATCTTTACTTGGACTATTAATACGTTTAAAATGTTGTGCTACGCCAACACTTAACGCGATTTTAGCTTGATCTTGCCCGATAACATATTGGTCTAAGAAATCTTTAATTTTGCTTGGATTAAATTTTTGTTTATCATCATGATCAGGAAAGTCTTTAATCTTTTCATCTAAAAGAATACTTGAGCATAAATCAACACATTCGTTACAAATGGCAAAATCACCACCAACAATAAGTTTTGATACATCTGCTTTGCTTTTCCCACAAAAATTGCAAGAATGTTTACTATCTTTTGTCATTAAACACCTTTTCTAAAAATGCTGTTACGTTAGGAACAAATTTGTTGTTTATATGGCTCATTAGTGATTTTAAATTTTCATCTTTTGAAGTATAATAAACATTCGGCCGACTTAAAATATAACTTCCCATAATATTAATTATAGCATCGTTTGATTCAAAATTCAAAAAAGAAATATCCGAACGATTTAATGCATAAAGTAACCAGGACGGATTATTTTCACCTTGATAATAATAAAAATTACATTCTGGATAAGTATCATTTCTTCCTAACCAAAGACTAGCATCGTCTTGATCTTTTTCAGTTAACCCAATGAACAATATGCTATAGTTTGAATTTTCAAATATATCCGGTGGTGTAATTAAAGTAATCTTACTTGTCATTGATTACCTTTTAATTGAAGTCGTTTAATAGCTTCGAAATATTCTTCTTTTGTTATAAGATTATTTGCATACTTAAATTGAATATCTTTTTCACTTAACAAAACTTCGTGTGTTCCTACATCATCTTTAAATATCATACCAGTCGGGGTATGAATAATTGATACAGTTGATTCATTAACTACACTTGTTGGTTCTTCAATTTGAAGGTTAATCTCTTCAATTTTTTCATTACGATTTTTTGTTTTTTCTAAATCAAATGCATATTGACTTGCCAACAATAATGAAACAGCTAGTGGATCAAATACAATTACAATTAGTATAATTACCCAAGTTACAGCTTTTTCTAAAATTGATGCATCTGGATTATCACCGTATAAAAAGGCTGCAATATATTTTATAGGTCCAACTTCGGCATTAATCTTACGAATTTCTGAAGCAATCGGTGCACGTTGTTCTTCGTATTCTACAATATTCTTTTGTTCATTTGATATTTCAGTTTGTAGTCGCTGTCTATCATTTGCCTGACTTCTGCGAAGTGATACAGCTCTCTCAGCACCTGCACTATTTCCAGTTCGACTCATCATCTGATCAACTGCTTCATCCATTTGATGTAACAGTTTTTTATTTGTTTCGATATTTTCTTTTGAAACATTTATCTTTTGATCATACACCGCAATTTTGCTAGTTTCATCACCACTAATCAAGGTTTGATCACTGTGGGCTTTTGCGAGATATCCAAAAATACCCATTGATGTGATTATCATTAAGATAACAACTGCAACTAATAGATAAGATTTAAGAAACCTAGGAGCAATTTCCCAATTTTGTTTCAACCAAACCGTTGCAACTAGTTTTGCTGTTTCTAAGCTTGCGCCCATAATTATAATAGGCCAAACAACTGAACTAAAAATACTTGTTAATCCTGCAACAGAATAAAAAATTGCAACTGTGCTGATTAAAAGTCCCGAAATAAGTGTTAAGTATGCCATTATCATAATAGTTATTTATTACCTACGCATATGAGCGATATCTTTAATGTGTTGATCATCAATTACCGGAACTGCATTACTTTTATGAGTTTGTGCAATACCTTTAATCAATGTACCTGTATACTTTGGTGATTCTTTTTTAAGACAAGGCTTAAAAGTTGTTTCGATGCTTGGCACTTTTGGTTCTTCACTTCCTCGATATTTAGGAGCAGGTGGATTCCAATCTTTTTTAGATAACTTTTGAAGTTGTTTCTTTTCGTTATCTGCAATATTCCATTGTTTTTTCATCTGCTCCCATTGTGCATCTGCTTGTCGTGCTAAACGTGCTTGCTCTGCATTACGGAACTTTTGTTTACCTTTTTTCTTTTGTGCGGTATTTAACCATGGCCCAACTAGATGCATTGTCATATTAAACGTTTTCAGTTGCTTTTGTTTCGATAAAAGTTAAGATTCCTACTAACGATTGCATTTTCTTAGGTAAGCCTGTAAAACGTGCAATAGTTCCATCTGGTAAAATTTTCAAACTACCTGCAACTACCCAAATTTGAGTACCTGATATATCAATGCCTGCAAGTTTTCTAACTACACCGTTCATAATACCTTGGTCAGTTTCTTTACCTAAAGTCCATTGATAAGTACCTGTGTTACCGGACCAAGTATGTTGATCACCACTGTTTGTTTTGCAAAATTTGCTAATTGCTGTAAGAGTTGTTTCTACGTTCATGTTAAAAGTCCTTGTTGGTTTATTTAAATTACAAGTATATTATACGGCAAAACCGTAACTTTAGCAACCTTTAATTTTACCAAAAAAATAGCACCCAAAGGTGCTATTAGTAACTGATTCTGTTGCCAAGTTAGTTAAACTCCGACATTGTGCTGATTTTAAGCAGCCATTGCCATTGTGTAGTTTTCGTCATTTGCGAATACTTAGTTTATGCCGATTAGGTCGGTCATCTAACCTGTTGCAACTTCCGCTATTATACATGATCGAAAGGATTATACACCCCCATTAGAAAACACCATAGAGGATCTCTTTATGCGTCCACCCTCCAGACTTTTTATACACGCCTATTAATAGGTTTGCGAGCACTTATGATGTTTTCTGGTGGAGGTGGCGGACACCACTCCGCGTCTCACATACTTTCACTTTAGTTGATACTCTCATAAAGAGCTTTTAACAACAATTCTGTTATTTAGAAACTAGTCTTCTTTTTTCTAAATTTAATTCTTTTATTTTATCATCTGTTGGATATAGATAATAATTGATAATTCCGTCGTTATACCAATGTTTTCCGTATGCCGGTTTTAATTTATTCTTTTTTCTTTCTTTCCATTCTGTTGTAGTTATCCAACCTACTGGAACTTCTTTAAATTTTTTTCTATTACTTATATCGATTGCCGTCTCTTCAACACACCATTTTGAACCATATTGTGAATTTTTTTCACCTTGTTGATGGTTTCTTTCTAAAAATGTTTTTTTCTTTTTTGCAATAGCTTCTGGACTTTTGGCTTTAATACTGTTAGCTTTTAATATTTCCGGTGTGCGTGTCCAATTATATTGTTTCTGCCATTCCGGATCTTTAAAAGGATTAGTACCTCTGCTAGAAGCCTTTACGCCGCCTTTGCTACTATTCTTACGCTTTTGTTCTGAGTTAGAATTTACATGATACCAAGATCCAGTTCCGCCTGTTTTCATATTGTAAGTATCAGATCTTTTAACAAAATCTTCATTTACGATGTCTGCTTCTAACTTATACATCTCTTCTGGAGAATTGCATATCTTAATATATTCTCTCTTAAAGTTTTCCTTGCCGTATTTCTTAACTGCTGATTTGAGTTGAGATCCGCTGCCTAAATAATTATCTTCTAAATTACGAGTTACATGAAGCCCAACATAAATCTTGCCGTTAATGAGATTAGTTGTTTTATATACTGTGTAGAACATAATAGTATTTATGTTCGATTTGTAAGTCGAACCCCCGTCTTACATGTCTTAATTTTAAAGGAATTACAACAATAAAAAGCATACTATGGCACTTGAGAATTTCTAGCTATGCTAATGAGTGATTCAGGTGTTATCGCCAGTTAGGGTGCTCGATGAACATTTTATTGTTGTAAAAATTCAACCACAACCTGTATCACTAGAAGATTATGCTACTATTGCTGTGGTTCTCTTGTGAGCAATCAATTAATACAATTGACTTGAATATTTAAAACATACTAATTACCGCATTTCACGGGGTAGATTGATGGACTACTCGTATAGTATGTTTTATTGTATAAAAATAAAGTCTGTTAACTTTTTATCTACTGCCTCTTTTACCTAAAGAAGCTTTTGCGGCACGTTTTGCCATTTGTTTTACAGATTTTGCTCTTGGTCCTGAACTACGTCTTGCCATAGTAATTCTCCTTAAATTAATATTTATGTTTAATTTGGTTGGATATTACTTGCTTGCTCGCCTTTTGCGCCACGAGTAATATCATAAGATACGCTTTGGCCTTCTTGAAGAGTTTTGAAACCGCTTGAACTGATTTGTGAAAAATGTGCAAATATATCTGCACCACCATTATCTGGAGTAATAAAACCAAAACCTTTAGAATCATTAAACCACTTTACTTTACCTGTTGCCATTATCTTACCTTATTAATATTAAAAAATTTACTTCTAAAAAATGTATTTTACAACAATTGAGGTATGTTGTCAACCAGCAAATACAGAATCTTGTCCAGAAACAACAGTAGATGATCCATCTGATCTTTTGTCTTTATTTCTGTGAACACCTTTTCCGTAAATAAAAACTGTAGAGCTATCTTCTTCTGTTGAATTGCTGTTATCAGTTGAATCAGTTACGCCGGCAATAACAGCTTTTCCATTTATAAACACGGTCTTAGTTGCACTATCACCTGTAGTTGAATCCAAAGGACCACTTCCATTTGAATCCAAATCACCATCTACTGCTATTAATTCTGACATTATGCTAACACAATTCCGCTAGTACCTTGTAGATAATTATCTGCCATTTCTTTCATAGTAGGCATAATAATCATTACTTTTTCTTTTGGAAAAGAAAAATCTTTTTCTGTATCTACAGTAAATAACCAAGGTTGTAAACCTAGACCTTTTTGACTCATTACTAATGTAAGTGGATGTTCTATAATATAATGAGTATCAGTTTCTTCTTTCAATTTGCCAACAAGTTCTTCACTAGTAACTAATTTAAGAGTTACGATTTCGTTTGTTGATATACTTTTTTTAATTAACATATATTTCCTTAGTTATAAAGCCATTGGGGCTTTTATTGTTTTATGAGATTGATAATCGATTAATAAAATATCTTCCATAGTGAATTTATCAATTTCTTTAATATCAGGATTTAACCAAAGATCTGGTAATGGTAATGGATCTCTAGATAACAGTTCTTGTGTTTGATCAAAATGGTTGTTGTATAAGTGTAGATCACCTGACGTATGAATAAAGTCGCCTACACCAAGATCACATATTTGAGCAATCATATGAGTTAATAATGAGTAAGAAGCAATATTAAAACTTAGTCCTAGAAATGCATCAACTGATCTTTGATAAAGTTGACAGCTGAGTTGGCCATCAGTAACATCAAATTGACTTAAAACATGACAAGGTGGTAACGCCATTTGATCAAGTTCTGAAGGATTCCATGCTGTTAGTATATGTCTACGTCCATATGGATCTTTTTTAATGTTATCGATTAAGTTTTGAAGTTGATCAACACCATTAAAGTTACGCCATTGATAACCATACACTTTGCCAAGATCACCTTCAAATTGTGCTTTTGGTTTCCAATAGTCAGCCTGTGCATTTGCTGTCCAAATTGTTTTTTTGTTTTCGTCACGTGTTCCGTGTAAGATTTCAGCAAGTCTTCTTTCGTCACTGCTACCTTCTAAGAACCAAAGTAGTTCACTAACAACAGATTTCCATGCAATTTTTTTAGTAGTTGTTACTGGAAATCCTTCTGATAAATCAAAACGCATTTGATACCCAAATACACTACGAGTACCCACGCCGGTTCGATCAGATTTATCTTGACCGTGTTCTAATATATATTCTAATGCTTTCTTATACTGCTTCATATGCCTCTACTTTACAAGTACCTAATTCAATTATTTCTACAAGTTTAAAACCAGTTAAGAAATCGTCTAAATCTAAAATAGTATCACATTGGTACGATCCTTGAATTCTTGTAATATACACATAATCAATTACTGGTTTTGCTTGTGTTAAGATATTTGCCCCACCGATAACAAACACGTCTAAATTGTCATTTTTTGATTCAAAATGAGTCAATCCTTGACAAATATCGCCCCTAATTTGGTCAATATCAGTTCGTTCTAAAAACTCATTAGTAATGACTACATTTTGTCGATTAGGCAAGGGTTTTGGAATATCTGTGCTATCCCAAGTTTTCTTACCCATTACCACTACTTGATTTTCAGTTGTTCTTTTAAACCATTGAAGATCTTCTTTGTTTAAAGGCCAAGGCATTCCGCCGTCTTTGCCTAAGCCGTTGCTTTCATCTATTGCAAATATTGCTTTTATCATTTATTATTTAATTTTAAAATAAGTTGACTACATTCCGATCTACGTCGATTATTTTCACGTTGTAAAACCTCAATTCTTTTTACAAGTAGTTTTACATCAAATTCTAATTGAGTTAATCGTTTTTCAAGTTTTGTAGTTTCTGGATCTTTATTCATTTGGCTCCTCACAAAGTGCTTCTAACACCTTATAATGATCATAAGCTTTTTGTAACGCTTCGTATTTTTCTAACTTTTTAGGATTAGGAACAAGTATAGAAAGACGTTTTTCAATAGTTTCAAGCATTTTACCTAGATCGCGTCCTTTCCATAAAATGTTTCCATCGAATTTTGCATCGCTGGTTACATGTAAAGAACTAGCAACACCAGGAATAGCACCACCAGGACCTATTGCAGAATTTCCATTCATTTGGTGAAATACCGTGTTCATACCGCCAACAGTAACAGGACCATAAGTATTGCTTCCGACAGGTCCGGTAGCTCCTACAGAAAAAGTTCCGGACATTGCTATTGAATGTTTTGATAAAGGATGGTTAAGTGAAGCCATTAATTTAAGTGTTCTACTAAATGTTGAAATCCACCGATAAACTTATCATTTAAAAATATCTGAGGAACAGCTCGTGCGGTTGGTACAGCTTCAAGAAGTTCTTCTTTTGTCCATCCATATCCGATTTTACGTTCTTCATAATCGATACCTTTTAATGTTAACAAGTTTTTCGCTTGTTCGCAAAATGTGCAGTTATCTTTGCTCCAAACTATTGCTTTCATGCTGTTACCTTTTTATGTTCAAGTTCTTTTTTTCTTTCTTCAATTAATGCATCAAGTCTGTTACTTGCAGCTCTAACCTCATCTGACATTTCTGCATTAGATTGTGAGCGAGATTTAAGACTACCATCTTTATACATTACATATGTGCAATCATCTAACGATTTACCTGCTTTTAATCCTTTGATATCGGTATATGTATGAGTAGCTGTATCATAAAAGTAATCAGCTTGCTCTAATTCTTTAAAAATTGATACATGTTCTTTTGGTTTATCAAATCTAATAACACATGGAGCATCAATACGATCGGATGTTTCTTTAATTTGTTTACTCCATGCTAACATTTTATCAGATAACCAATCAAAAAATTGAACTCTAAGACATTTATTTTTGTCTTCAATTCGATCAAATTTATTTTGTAAGTTATGTATTGCGTTCACAGTTTCTGTTGCTTTTATTGTCATTTTATTTCTCCTTATAATTCTGGAAGTTCGTCATAGTTGATAGAATCACCCATTACACCTATAACATAATTTGTACTTTCAGTTTCCTGAAGAGCACTTTGTTTTTTATTAATATTCAAATGTTTATTGAACCATGGGATTGGACTAAACTTTGGATGTTCTCCAAGATATTTTATTCCAACATCTTTTAATTTTGTAAATGCTGTAAAATCAACAAAGTCGCAAAGTATAGTTTCATTAAGACCGATAACAGGTCCTAATTTAAACAAATATCGTGCCCATGCTTTTTCTTCTTCGATAACTTCTAAATACATTGCATATACTTCATCTTCGCATTCTTGTGCAATCTCGATGAAATCAGGATCATCTTTTAGTACATTGTTAATAATCCAACCTGTCCATTCTGTATGCAATAGTTCATCTTGTAATATCAAACTAATAATGTTTCCATTACCAATATAAATCTTATTTTCAACCATTGCAAGACTTGTAGCAAATGAAACCATAAAACGTAAAGCTTCTAATGCATAACTTGCATGAAGTGCTAACCAAATTGCACGTTTATGATCTCTAAGTGGAAAATCTTCGCCAAGTTCTTTTCTCATGTTTAGAATATGAAGATCTTCATAGTACTTACCAACACTAGCGGCCATTGCACTAATTTCAGCAGTATCGTGTATTTTGTTAAATTCGTCTTTTGGTACACCGTATATATTACGAATGATATGACTGTAAGACTTGCTGTGTATACTTGTTTCGAAAAAACTCCAAGTTAGTGTCAATGCTTCTAATTCTGGAATTGAACAAACTGGACCGAATACTTGAAATGGAGCTCTGCCTTGGATACTATCTAATGCAGTTTGTCTTAATAGATTTGAAGTAAAGATATGTTTAACAGCATCAGTTGCATCTTTGTGATCCATTTTATCTTTTGTGAGACTAATTTCTTCAGGAACCCAAAAGAATCCTCGTGCTACTGATTCATAATTTTGTAGTTTATTATACTTAACTTCTTCAAATCGTTGAATTGTAACAGGACCAGCTGGATCTAAAAACATTTTTCTTTTTAGATAATCTGTTTGTTTTGTAAAATCGTATTGTGCTTTTGACATATTATCTCCATGATCTTCTTGATTCTAAAAGATCTTCTTTATTTTTTTCTAATACTATAAGTCTTCTTTTGATTTTTAATCGTTCGAAAACATTAGTTTCTGTTTCAACTTTTTCGCGTAATACCTTCAGTTCTTCATCAACTGACAGTTCTTCTTGTGATTTTTTTATAATGTTCTCCAACCATCTTCGGTTAATATATTAATAGGTAATACGGTTTCAATCCAAACTTTTGCTCCACAACTTAATGGTTTGTCTGGACTGTACACAACTTTTCCATTTGAAAATTCTACTTCATATCCATACACATTTTCTTTATAGGTCTTGCATGTGATAACAGGTTTTCGTTCACCTGTTTTACTATTTGATTTAATTATATGTTGATTAATATGTACGATTTTTTTCATAATAGGTATTTGGGAACCAACAGCTTAATTTTAATATTTTTTTGATACCGAAACGTTTTTGTATTAAAAATACTTTGCGACAAGGACCTTCCTTTTCATGAAATCCATTGTGATCGGTATAATGTTGGATTGATTTAAATGGTAGTTCTATTCTGACATACCAACCATCATGTTTAAACTTTTCACTTATTTTTTGTTTTGGTGGTATTGAATTTTCAATAAAGTCCATCGCTAGTTTATAAGATCTTCCAAACGATAAGAAAACATCTGAATGATATTCTCTACCGTCAATATGTGACACAATTTTAATTAATTTCATATATATTATTCTCTATCCTTTAATAAAGGATTGTGTTATTAAAGTTTACAAGATTCGCAATCTTCATCTTCAATAGTATCTGATTCAATTGAAACTTTAGCACCGACCTTGTTAATTAATGAGTAATAAATCGTTTTCAAACCCCACTTATACGCTAACATTAAGTTTTTAGCTATAAGTGTTGCTGGTACTTTTCCTTCTTGGAAAAATGCAGGATTATAAAAAGTATTTGTACTAAGTGATTGATCAACATAGGCTGCAAGTACAGCCGCAGTTTTTAAATAACCGATACAATCTTGTTGATCCCACATTAATTGATAACGATTCTTAAGACGTTTGTACTCTGGAACAACTTGTACAAACGATCCAGCTTTTGATTCCTTTACAGAAATCAATTCCATTGGCATTTCGATACCATTGGTGGAGTTTAGAACAACTGAGCTAGATTCAACTGGAGCAACTGCCATTAATGTAGCATTGCGAATTCCAAATTCTTTCATACGTACACGAAGTTGTTCCCAATCTAAACTCGGTGTAAAATCTGTTAATTCGTCAACGCCTGATGAACGTCTTTCCCATGGAAATATTCCTCGACCGTAATAGGTATATTGACTACGTTCACATGCACCGCGTTCTTGTGCCAGATCAATGCTTGCTTCAGTTAGATAATATGCCTGATGTTCCATCCATCGTTTAACTTCAGCTAATGCATTTTCGTCACCATATTTAAAGTTACGTTTTGCATGCCAATATGCTAAATTAGTAATACCAATACCAAGTGGTTCAAATTCATCATTTGCAAGTTTACTTTGAATACTTAAGAAGTCTTGATAGTTTAATAAGTTACTAAGTGACCGGACCAACACACGACATGCTTTACGCATATCTTGTGGATTACGGTATGAACCCCAATTTATGCTTCCTAGTGTACATAACGAGATTCTACCATTTGGATCTTCAATACGTTGGAATGGTCGTGTAGGTAAAAGGATTTCTTGGCAATTGTGGACCAATATGTCATTAGCAAAAAAACATTCAGTTTCTGGCACAGTAATATCATACACATCAGTTGGTTCTACTGTAATTCTTTTTATTTTAAGCATTTATTCTTCCATACATAACACATCTGTTTCTAATAAATCGCCGGCCTTAACATATCCACGATTCTTTGTATATATTTGATGATCAGGTGTACATCTAATAATTTTACCCGATTCATCTTCAATTTCAATTAGTTCTGTTACCGTTGCAGTTTTGGCCGCGTCGCTTACAGTATTCCAAGTAACTTCTCCTGTTGAAATATTTGAACTTCTAACCTTAACACCAGTCATTGCACCAAATTCATATTGTTCAACAAAGCTGGCAAGAGATATCGACTGAACAGACCCGTCTGTGTTCATAATCTGAATAACGGTATCACCCGTTAAACATAAATTTGACATATATATAGGATCAGTTGTACTATCAAATGGTCCTTGATTAATAACATTATCGATGTTTATAAGATAAATTCGTCCTGTATCTGTTCTTTCTTTTAAAATACTATTGAATATTGATTCAGCAGTTAATACTTTTTTTGTCTTTGTTTCGTCTTTTTCGTATTTTAGATAAAGTTCTTCAAATTCTGTTTGATCTCTATAAAATGCTTCGTATAAATCTGAAACTTCGTGTGGGTCGAATAAAGTAATGTTTTCACTTTTTCTATATCTATTCCAAAACATTTTATTTAAAACAATACTGTAATCCATTTGGCGTACACGATTTTCTTCAGTACCTTGATTATTTTTCAAGACAATAAAGTCTTCAAATTGTGCATGCCAAATTGGAAGTGTAACAGTACATGATGCATTTCTAATGCCGCCTTGCGAACAGCTTTTCAAATCGCTTAGCCATTTCTTTAAGAAAGGAATCAAACCAGTGTGTTTAATTTCTCCATTTCTAATAGGGGCACCGAGAGGTCTTACTCTTCCGATCTCTAGTCCTATGCCAGCACGTTTACTAGCATATTTTGCCATCATTTCTCCCGAGGCAAAAATGGAGTCAAGAGTGTCATCACTGCTAATGAGAACACAACTACTAAACTGCTTAGTAGGAGTTCCAAGGCCAGCAAGAACAGGAGTAGCAAGGGTAAAATTACCATCACTAGCGCACTCGTAATATTCTTTAACATATTTTAATCTTTTGCTCGCTGGTTCGTTATGATATGCTGTCGCGGCTGCAATAGCATATCGCACTTGCGGAGTTTCGTATATTTGACCAGTAGCTCGATTTTGAACTAGATATTTTTCTGCTAACTGTGCAATTGCCGCATAAGTGTATGACTCGTCCTTGTCGTGATCTAAAAATAGATCAATAATTCCCCATTCTTCTTTAGTATACCACTCAAGTAGTTCAGATGAGTATATTCCGATATCTACATTTTTCTTAACGATTTCGTATAAACTAGGAGGAGTATAAGAGCCATACACTTCTTTACGAAGCATTGAAACTTTTTGTCGACCTGCAACATATTGATAGTTTGTATTGTTAATTTCTGGATTTTCAGTTTCGTCAATTAAATCAACCATTGCTTTTAATAATAATTCATCAATAGTTTTAGTTGACATTCCGTCGTGAAGTTCAATTTGAGCTTTAATCTCAATCATGCTTGGGCTTACACCATCAATGCCTTTACAATCGTGTGCTACCTGTCTTTGTATTTTGCTTATGTCTATAGGAACTCGTGCCCCATTCCGTTTAACGACTGAAATCATATATTACCTTTAAAATTATTTTCTTACTTCATCTTCTGTTGTAGACAGATATTTACCTTGGTCTTTCGAGGACAACAAGATTTTCAAGAGTCAACAGATCTGAAATTTCGTTTGATTTTAATACCTGAGAATCGTGAAAATTTAAAACCCAAGTATCATCAATGTAAACAGCATTATACAATCTTTTTGCCTGTGTGTCTACTAAAGTTTTAATTTGGATATTACAGTCTTTAAATTTTTCAGTTAATTGTAAAGTATAACCTATCATCACAGCTTTAGTGAAATCATCGTATCTATTATCTACGATGATTTCCCATGGAGTAGGCCAACTTGCTTGATAGAAAGGATCTATCATGTGATTATGTGCAACAAAAGGAATAGTTGACCAAAAGTCAATTACATCCTTTAGAGGATCGGTGCTTGTATTGATGCGTTTACGCAAATCTGACCAGGCCGATAACCGGTCTTCGAGTTCAAGTTCAAACATTACTGCCTTACGGTATAAGTATAAAAAATATTTCCTAAATACATTGATTGATTAGAAACGTAAACAATTACAAGATTTTTTGCAATATTAACCTGTGCGCTAAAAGTTACATTTTTACCTTCGATATCGTTGTTTGCAGTATAAACGTCTCTAACAGTTGCTTCAGTTTCACTTACCATAATTTCTAACGTGCCTTTTCTAATCAACGGAACATCTGGTTTATTAATTGTATATTCAATAGTTATATTTTGGTTAAAAGAATTTGTACTAAATTGACTTCTTGGAAAACCAAACATTTCTAATCCTGCACCTGATGCTTTAATTTCATAAAACAATGGACTTTTTGATGTTAGTACAACCGGTCCTTTTACTAATGGTTTAGAATTTGATGTTTTAATAAAATAAGTCGATGTTGAATTTATCTTCTCAAGCCTATCAAATGTATCACCTGAAGAATAATTTCCAAATGATCCAAAATGTAAAATTTCATAAGCTTGTGTTGATGTACCATCACCTTTGCTGTTACAACCAACATTATAGTAAAAATTATTTACACTATTGATATCAGATGAAAATGCAGTACTAGTTGTACCTTCGTATATTGCTTGTTTATTAATTGTATGAAATGAATTATCTGAAACCTTAACATGTCTTGGACCATTTGTTTCGGGTAAGTTTGTTGTGTTTTCACCAAATACTAATCCTCTATCAAGTGTTTTAAATGTATTTTCACTTATAATAATATTTGAAATATCATAATCAGATACAATTGCGTCACTTACTTTATAAAAGATACAATTTTTAATAGTAACATTGTTTGTTATATTTGCTGGATAGCTTACATGATCTCTAAAATTAATTGCTTGAACTAAAGTTGAAGAAGCAGAGTTAACTGAAATATCACCAATAAATGAACATTGTTCAATAATACTATCTGAAAGACAATCTAATTGCATAATCGGATCAGCATTAGATTTATCGTTTATAAACGTAAATCCGTTAATTTTAATATTGCTAGGATTAGTTGTTAATGAAAAACTTGGATTATCAAAAGTATGTGCTGATCCGTCTACTGTTTGAAAAGTAGCAAACGATGATGTATTAATAATATTCGTCTTACCGATCCCTGCACCACAAAGGTTAAGTAAAGGAGGAAGAAAAATTGTAGATGTAATATTAAAATCACCTTCTGGCCAATTTAACGGTTTTCCGATTGTTGCTGCATAATTTATTGCATTTTGAATTGTTACATTAAGGTTTGATGATGTTGAAAAATCATTCAAACTAACAAAATCATCTAATTTATCTTGTATAGGTCTAAATTTTGCGTTTGATGCAAGCCCTTCACCGTTTTTATAAAGATATCCATCTTTTGCATATAAGAAAAAATTGTTAATGTTATGTTCTGTGATAAGTTGTGTATTTCCAACTGCCGGAGCACCTTCTGCTACACTTCCGTTTCCGATAAACAATTCTTGTGTATCTATACTCCAACCTAACTCACCACTTGCTAGTTGTGGGAAGCCTGTCTGAGCTGTTTGTCCTCTTCGGTGTTGAATTCTTGAAATTTGAATTACTGCCACTTTGATAATCTCCTGTATTCTGATATTTATCTAAGATAGCAGTTGCTTATATCCTTGTAATCCTGAAGTATAATATTCTTCTACTTTGTTAAGCCATAAATCTTGATATTTGTTAAAATCTTTTGGTTCTAATGTAAATTGTTGATATTGAAAATCTCTACTGCACATAAAGATAACCCCTTTACGAATATCTGTACCATAAACTTCATTATGAGCTAAAATATAAGCCATTAGCTGTAGATAGTAATCTTCAACCCATTCTGATTTTTTTGGTTTATTAGTTTGTTTATGGTCAGCAATCACCGGTTCACCTTCATGTACCCCTATCAAGTCAGTAGTACCAGAATAAAGACCTGGAAAGTATAAGCTTTGTTCCATTGCCCAAACTTCACTCATTTTGCTTAATCCGTTTTCAATAATAACATCAGCCATTTTATTAGCTTGTACGTGAACTGGATTATTTCCTGGTTGTCTTTGAATACCGCATAGGAACCTTTCTAAGTTGGCATGCATTGCGGTTCCGACCCCTGCAGCCTCGGTTGTAATTTGTTGAGCTTTTTCATGTCCTACACGTTTCTTCCATTCATTCAAATGCGTCATATCCTTTGTCGCTGAAAGAATTGTTGTTACGCTAGGTAGTTTCTCTCCATCAGGGGTAAGATAAACACGTTTGCGGGTTACGGGGTCGTTGATTTGTTTACATTTTTTATAATCAAACCGTTCAACGAATGGTGGTGGATCTATTGTAGTTATAGTATTATTTGTCATACCTTATTATACTATCTTTTTTAAAAAATTACAAGCCTTTTGACACAACATTGTGTGCCATCTGATTCACACTTTTTGGTTGAGGAACCCCACCAATTGGTTTCGGTTCTTCTGGAGAAGCTACTTTTGTTTTAAGAGTAATTCCATGCTCGTCAACATTTTGAATAAGTTCTTCTTTTGGATCAACTTTATCTTTGATTTTATCCATCATATCTTGATTGATATCACCGTATCCTTTTGACCGTAACATATTGTTAATAGCAGGCCAAAGGACTACGCTAGTTGTTCTTTTTGAATTAGCACGACCTTGCATAACCCTTAGGATTTCTGTAAGGTCGTCTTCGAATTGGTTTCCGGCAACTTCAAATAATCGCATTAAGAACCTAATATTTTCATTAAACGATTACCACGTTCGATACTTTCGCGTCTTAATCTGCCAGTTGTTTCTGGTCCACCTGATGCTGCATCACTAGCACCAAATTCATCAACACCTGGAGAATTCATTTGATCCGGAGATGACATATCCATTTCTGAATCCATGCTTGGTACTTGTCCCATTGGTTCTGCTTCTGGAGCTTCGCCTGCAAGTACTGCAACTGCATTATTAATTTGTTCACGGGCATTTGTTAATGCATCAAGTGCACCATTTAATGCTGTTCCAACTGATGATTTAAAAGTTTCAGCTTCTTGCATACCAAAGTTTGCACGAATGTTATCTGCTAATTCGATCATTGATTTAGTTTGATAGTTACCAACACGTTGCATCCATGATGTAAAGTCATTAACCATATCGGCGGCTGATGTAATTGCCTTTGCTTTACCTTCTTCATCCTCTGCAAGGTAAATTGCAATACCTTCAGCAATGTATTGTTGATATGCTTTATGCATTAGATCGTGATGTTCCTTCACTGATTTTTTCATTTTTGATTTTCCTTTTTGTGATTCGTCGATTTCGTTTTCTTCTTCACGATCACGTCTTGTACGTTTAATTTTATCTTTATCTGGATCGATCTTTGCAGCTTTGATTGGTTTCTTACCCATACGTTTTAGTTCTTGATCAGCACGAGCAACATCATCATCGTCATCATCCCATGCTTCTTTTACATCTTTGGAACTATGTCTCCAAACACTTTTTTTATTTTTATAGCGACTTGCACTACCCCAAGAAACAGCAGGAATATTTGCGGCTAATGAAAGATATAGATTTTTAAAAATAACAAAACCTTCTGATGAATCGCTTCCAAATTCACCGGAAATCTGACCACCATCTTTTACACCCGGAATATGTTTAACCCATGCCCAAAACTTTTCAACAGGTTTTTCTGATTTCCATTTATCTTTTTTATATGGATCTAATATAATTTGTCCTGGATCTTTATATCGTGTACCATCACCTCGAGTCCAAACTCTTGTTCCGGGTGATCTTACTTCTAAAGGAACAGCTGAGTCACCACTAATTTCCATATTAAATTTTCTAACTAACTGATCAACAATATCATACCCGGCAGATTCTTTTAATGTTAGTTCTTCAACATCATCGTCATCGTCGTCCCATGCTTCTTTAACTTTCTTATTTTTGTTATCTAACTTACCGCGTTTATTAGCAGTTGCCCACGCAATGTCTGAAGCTTTCTTTGCTGACTTTCCTGAAGCTTTTTCACTTTTCTCAATATGTTTAACCATGCGATCAACTTTTTTACCTTCACCTAACATTTCTTTAATGCGAGTGTTTAGTACATTTAACACATATTTGTCACGTTGATAAGATTCATTGTTTAATAAATCGTTAAAATTTGCTTGAGACTCTTGTGTAAAAAGTTTACTACGATATTTGTTACGAGCATCTTCTAATTGCTCACGTGAATATTTGTCAAAATTAATTTTAACATTAAACTGTTTATACAAATTCTCATTAAGAGCTTTTGCAGTTAAAGGGCTAAAGATGTCTGTTGTTTTCATTTGGGTTCCTAAAAAATATTTACTGTATTTATGTTAATCTGTATAACTTATTAAAGCGTGAATCTATTGTTTTCTTATATTGACGTTTTTGTTCTGCGGCAATAAATGCTTTATATGAAATCAAATCAACTTTATCATAATCATTTTCTTTACGAGCATGATCAACTATATTATTAGCACTTGCTTCATCAAATGCTTTGTAACCGTACCATTTATCGTTATTTAATATTATTTTATCAATTTTCTTACCTAATGCTAGATCGTTAGCAATCACAATAGCTGATTGTGCTAAGTTTAAAGGACCTAATATTGTTTCATCGGTTTTATCTTTGATATAGAACAAAGACCGGAATCTATTAATGGTGTATGTACCAATTTGAATAGTACCGTCATTGTTTTGAATTGGGATTATAATGCCTTTATTTTTAAAATCATTTTTAATTGTTTTGGCAAGTTTTGAAATCTTTTCAAATAGATGTTTTTCTGGTGTCTTCATTGTTTAAAATAAGGTTTTGGTTATCATTGCTTATTTCGTATACACCTTTACGAACAAGATTGCGAGCAACTATTTCTTCACGATCAAATAAACTACGAATAGGAATTTCTGCATGATGTGATTTAACAAAATGATTTTCTTCATTTGTTAATATAATTGATGGAGCATTTAATAATTGATGTATTTTCATTATTTTATTGCTTGTTGTTGTTTTGCAAGATCTTGTTTAAGTGCAACAATCTGAGCAGCAATTTTATCTAAATTAGACATAGTATTTTGACCTGCTTGCATTTGCTGTTGCTGTTGAGCAGCCTGTGCTTTTTGATCTGGTTGAGCCTGTGTTCCACCTGTTGTCGGACCTGCCGGAGCAGCTGAAGTACCTACTGCTTGTCCACTTGCGTTACTTTGTGCTTGACCTGTAGCATTTGCAATACCTTGTCCAACTGCTTGTGCGCCTTGTTGAGCAACATTTTTAACAGCACCGCCAACTGCTTGTGCGCCTTGTTGAGCAACATTTTTAACAGCACCGCCAACTGCTTGTGCGCCTTTTGCTAATGCACCTTTTGCTAATGCACTTCCTGCCGCAGCAAGTGTTGGTAAAAATTCATCTAATTTTTCTTCTTTTACAATAAATTCTTTAGCTCTCATTTTACCACATATTCCTGATTAGGTGTTTTAAAATTAGGTTTACGCATTATTGTTTTTGCAACTAATTGTTTTCCATCTGAAGTTTTGTTTATTACAAATGGTAAATTTAAATTTGAAAATAAATCTTTCATCACAGCTTCTGATCTCGGATTCAATCCAGCAATAGCTTTGCCGTATTGTTCATATTCTTTTTTAAACATATAAACAAGTTCTTCTAAACTAATTTGAGTCTTATTTCTAGGATCATTAATACGATCTAAAAAATGATGTGTAAATTTTATATCTACACCATATTGACCCCATAATTTATCAGCAAAGATTTCAACACGTTTTAATTGGTCATTAGTTATATCTTCAAATAATTCATTTATTTTCATATTAGTTTACAGGCATTTTAGTTACGATAACACCTATAAGTGATAAAACTGCAACAATAATAGTTCCAGCTGTTCCTATAAGAATCTTAATTGTATTAAGACTGCTATCTTCAATTGTTTTTTGTAAAGTACTAATTTTAGTTTCTACAGTTGTTAATCTGTTTTCTAATTGTTTGTAACGTTCTGCGCACAACTCTACGTGTGCTTCTAAGTTTTCTTTTTCAATGTCCGTGTAGGCCATTATAGTAATCTCCTAAATAAGTGTTCGTTTATGTTATTGCGGATGCCTAAAGTGCCTTAACTACAGTATTTCTAAATCTTTCATCATGTAAATTAAACACTGCTTGTTGTATATTTATTGTTTCTGTAAGATTTAAGATCATTGGGATCATATCGAGGTCTTCTTTTAGTAAAGCAATCGAACTTATTTCATTTGCAAATGCATCAGGTCTTTCTGGTCTAAATTGAAAAGTCCAAACTCTGTGTTTACTTTTGTATTCACTACCAAAATCATTAACCTTTACAATTTCTGATCTAGGGTCATAGTCATAGCTGATATTTGATCTCAAACCTATGCATTGGAGTAATGTTATCCAATTTCGATATTGATTGAGTTGTTGTTGTGTACCTTGATTGATTCTTCTAACATTGGTGTTAGTAATATCAATAAGTGTTTTGAGTTCTATGACTTCCATTATATACCTATATTAAGTATTTATAGTCAATAAAAAAGGGAGTTTTTAACTCCCTTTAAAGTTAATAGTTTTTAACTATTAAGCAAATGTAAATGTACCGGCACCATTTAATGCAGTTGATGTAGTAACTATATAATCACTAGCTGTTTCACCGTTTGCTAATGCTAATGCAGATTTTAATGCACCAAAACCAGTTGTTGCACCAGATTGACCACCAGTTCCGTCACCTTGGTTAACAGTTGCATTATCAACGATTGCAGTAAAGTAACGATCGTCTTGTGCACCTAACCAAATAATTGAAGCAAATGTTTCTAACACTTGAACAGCTTTTGTATAACCATTAACTGTAATTGCTCCAGTAACTGAATCTACTGTATCTGCTATAAAAGCACCTGTGTTTTCAACTTTAATAACTAATGGTTGGTAACCGTAAAATGCACCTGCTGCAACTTGGCCATGTACTTTTGAAATTCCTGCTGACATAATTTTTCTCCTTATCTCGTATGTCGTACTTCACTCTGAAGTAATTTGTAAAAGTATTTATCAAGATAGGAAAAAAACAAGTTTAATCGATGTTTTTATTATTACCTTCAATAATAGTTAAATTGCTTTTAACTTCTTTGTGATCACGTAATTTGCGAATGCCACGTGTAAATTTTGCAGGGTCAGCACCTTTAATGCTGTTGATAAATCTTCGTTCAAGTTCATACGCTAACTCTGGTTCGAAGTTTTCTCTAATAAGTTTTAAAAGATTAATAGAGGAGTTAATAACATGTAAAGCACGACTTTCGATGACAGCTTCAGTGTCACGTTGTATTGCTATATCGTTAAGTTCTTCAAGTAAGCTTCTAGTATGACGTTTCAATATCTGACTCCCTTTATGTTATTTATCGCATGTTGTACTCTATTATACAAAAAATATTGGCAAAATGCAACTTGCATTTTATTAACTTGTAATGTATAATTCAACTTTAATAACACAAACATACACAATTAAAATGTCAACTATACCAAATACACATGAATTATTACCTAAAACAATACAACCAATTAATAATCATTCTAAAAACGGCTATGAAATTAGATCTGATATTCTTACAATTGCAAAAGATATACGATTAAGAGAATTTGATGTAGAATTTGAAATATGGAAGTTACTAAGAGAAGAAAATCTAACGATGCCAAAATTTCCGACTATAGATAATATTATCGAAACTGCTGGACAGCTATATAGTTTTGTAAACGTAAGTACAAGAAAATAATTTGCATGAAATAAGAACAGGCCAATTAAGGCCTGTTTGATATTAGTGGTCACTTTGAGAATGTCCTCGGGCACGACTCCTACTCATTCTCACCCAGCACCCGGGCACACCAGACGGTAAACCGTCCTAAGGTAGGTGTTCTTTATGTTTGATTTGACTTTTGTAAGTATTCTGCATAACTTAAATTTGCATTATCATTTAAAAACAGATACTTAACGTATTCGGCACCTTTTGCAATATTATCTCGATCACTTTTAGCACGATCAATTGCTTGTTGAGTTATTGCCTTATCACGTTTCTTATTAGCAATCGCATAACCTGCTTTTTCCATATATAAATTAACAAATTGATTAATAAAATCTTTTGCATTTGAATATTTTTCAAGTTCACCTTGACCAAACATTCCGCTTGCTTCAAAACTACGTGCAAGACCTTTAACTGAATTAACTAATGGAAGAACTCGAAGTTCTTCCGGATCGTTAACTTTTTGTACACCTTGGTTTGATTTTAATAAAGGATCAACTACTACTTTAGATGGTTTGATCAAATCAACTTCGTGTTTAAACAAGTCATAAACAAATGTGTTTATGTTTGTTCCTAATGTTGTTAAATCATAACCTTTACGTGTATTAGAATAATTTACTTTTTTTCCGTCAACTGCTTTATATTGTAAACCACTATGTTGTAGGTTTACATCAAACATTGAACTTAAAATTGCAAAGATGTTGCCATTAAGTAAACCTTTTAATCCACGTTCAGCTGTTGCACGATATCTCCCCCACTGTGCTAATTCTTTAGTATGAGGCATTATATCGATTTGTATATATTGTTCTGGTCCAACTTTGATAACAGGACCGTTGCCTTCTTTACGAGCAATCATTGCAGCATTTTCGGGATGAAGATATGGAACATCTCCGTGTTGTTTAATAAATTGAACAATTTTACTACCCCAAAAACTTTGACGTTCGCCTGTTGTATTTCTTCCTTCGATATAAGGAACAACGATCTGTAAGTCAATATCACCATAGATAACTTCTTCTGGATCTTTTTGGTAATGAGCACTTGACCCTGTTGGATGTCCCATTTCAATTGGTTCGATATTTTGACCTGCTAAAAATTTATTGAAGTCAGGTATAAACTGATTCTTCATAACACCTAATGCAACTTTAGTAATTCCTGGTGTTATAACTGTTGATTGAGTAGCAGTTGTTTCCCAACCGCCTTCGAATAAATCTTTTATCTTCATTGTTGACCTAACCCAAAATCCATTTTTGTTGCTTGTTCTATTGCAGACATCGGTACTTGATACTTAGGCCAATCAGTAGCTGGACTGATTGGAGCATTTGGCATCAAATATGCTTGAACAGTTCTACTATTTTTTTCAATAATAATTTTATATATACGAGTTGGTATTCCTAGGCCATTTCCTGTTACAGGATGTCCTTGATCAAAAATGCCACCTGAAATAATATAAAAGTCAGTGCCTGGAGCAGTTGCCCATTGACGTTCAGCAGTTTCAAGTAAGCGCCAACCGCCTCTGTTGTTACTTGAATTTTGAGCTAACATATTGCTTAGGTTAAAACTTTCACTCATAATTTCTGCAGATTGTGTATTATTACCTGCTGGGGACATGTGACCGCGATCATGTGTCTTACCAACTGTAGCATAGTCTGCTAATGATGCAGAGCATTGTGGTGAAACTAATGCATCAGGGTGAAAATTATCTTTTCTTTTTGCTGGACCTGACATTGCTGCAACAGTTAAATGTTCAAAAACTGCAACAGGTGCTTTAACATCACAACGATGTATCACAGCATAATTTAAATGACAAATTTCTTGATCACCTGGATGTGGTTGATAAAGAGGAGTTCCGTTAACAGTAAATTGCGGACATTGATTGTTAATTTGTGCAAATGTATATGTACTTGTTAGAGCAAGAACTAGTCCAATTAATGATTTTTTCATAAGTATCCTTTAAGTTTTAATATATTTATTAATTAAGTCTTGCTTCCCATTGGTCACCATCAACATTCCAACCAAACATCCACATAATTCTCAAATCACCATCATCACCTATTACCGGTTCAACTCGATGTTCATGTCTAGTAACTAGATATTGCATCATATCACCTTTTTGTAAAGTGTAAGTTTCATCATTAACCCAAATCAATCCACCTTGTGTTTCTGATGTTAAAATATTGCATCGTAAAGTTTCTTTCTGATTTACAAAATCATCAATTGGATCTTTATGTAAATAAACATCACCGCCGGGTAATGTTGCACTAACAACAACACCATCTCTACCATGACTATGCTTTGGTTCGTGCCATTTTACTAAATCAAATTCATTTTCAATTTGAGAATGAATATCTCTTACTAATTGTGGATATTCATATCTATTTGCATACATTCTTGAAGTGTATCTCAATGGAGCTGTTTCTCTATAAGTGTCGGTCCATAATCCAGATGTTGTTATTCCATGATCTATTTTTTTAGTGTCTATTGCGTCTTTAACCCATAAATTTAATTCATCGCATTTATCTATTGGTAAGTAATTTCTAATAACATTTACAATTTTCATATAGTTTTATTTTTTAAAGACGTATATAAATCATGATCTGCTTGATATAATTGAATAAGTTCTTGTTTTAACCCTTGATCTAAATCGTCATAATTTTTATTCTCTCTAGCTTGATTTCTATAATTATAACGTAACACAGAATCGCCTGTTAATTTTTGCATCAATAATGATAAATCTTCATACAAAAATATATTATTAATAGGTTGATTATCATGTAATAACCAGTCTGTTTGTGGTTTAAAAAGGTGAGAATTAATATCAAAATTATTCTTTACAACATTAAACCATTTTTCTACAAGTTGATTATTTGTTAACGTAATATTTGCTGGTCTTATGGTAGAATTATCATCATCAGGTTGAACATATTCGTTATGATATGCCTGACTTAAAAATCTATCAACTGGATCTCTTAAAACGCCATAAATTTCATAAGTTGAAATATCAAAATTTATAAGTTGTAAAATTTGGCTATATGTTAAATGAGATTTATTAACTGTAAATTTAAAATTTTCTTGTTGTTCAGAATAATCCCAATTTTTACCTTGAATTTTACAAAATGGTATATTTGTATGAACAACATCGTCATTGCCAGTATCTTCAATTAATTGAGATTCAAAAGAAGTCGACCCAGTTTTTGGTACTCTAATATAAACATATTTTTTAGTGTGGTTTATAAGCATTATAACATATCCGTTGGTATTAATTTTTTTGGTGCTGATGCAATTAATGGCATAACACCATTTGGAACTGAAGCCGGATCGATAATGTCACCAACTTGATCTCCATCTCTTAATGGGTGAATACAATAAATTACGGTTCCATCTTCTTTAGCAATCATACCGTGTTGTACTCCTGCTTTAATATATATAATCGTCGGAGCATTGAAGATTGTTGTTTCACCATTTGCCCAAACTTCGACTGACCCTTTGCCTAATAATGTTTGGTGATCAAATGAATGTATATGTCCCGGATGTACGTCACCTGCGTGTTCAAAAACCATTTGTTTAACCCAGGTGTTTCCTACTATGCTAATTGCAGGAATTACATCATCGTCGACATAAACTTTTGAATAATCTGGTTCAGCACCTGCTTTTACTTCTTGCAAATTTAATGGAGTTGTCCAATCTTTTATAGAACTTCTTCGATTATTAAAATGTTCTTCACGTTCTTCTTTAGACATAAATCCAACTCGTTTTTCGTATTGATATGCTAATTCTTGGGGTATTGCTTGTTTATTCATCATTCTAAAAGTGATCCTATATTTGTTGACGTTATTTTTGGAATTGTTGCTGTATTTGCTGTGTTAATTGGTGAGTTTATAATTGTTATTGTAGGATTAAATGTTCCACCTAACTCTGCCCCGCATCCGTATGATATTGGAAAATCTGCACCATTAACTGTAAATCCGCCATATTGTATAGTAGATAGATTGATGTTAACAGATGGGTTATAATTTGAATTAGCAAAGCTAACACTATTTGTTCCTCCGATTATTGAAATAATCCCTGTTAACGTTACACTACTAAATCGAAAAATATCAGTATTTTTCGAATAAACTGTAAAATTTCGATTAGTTCTAAACCCGTTTCCGGAAATAGTTAAACCTGCATTTACATTATAAACAGTGCTTAATGTATTTCCAATTTGTAACGATGTTGACGTTGTTTCATTTCCAGAAAGACCTATACCTACCTTACCATAATATTGTGATAATGATGTAGCTGTTAATTTTGATAATGCTTGGTTATCCATTGTCTCAACAACCGCGCTATAAACACCCGGTAAAGAATTAATAACTCCCGAGGTTATAGTTGCAGAGGAATATAAAAATAATGATCCATTACTTTGAACAGTTATAGGTTTTGTAAAAGTACCACTTTTTAAATGAATCGAACTATAATTAACTGTTAACGTGTTTGAAAAAACAGCTAACTGATCATCAAATACACCAGTGAATCCCGCACTACCTGCAATAGGGCCAGAATACGTATGATCTGTTGACCAACTTGTTCCGTTATATGTTGCAACATTACTTAATACTGTCTGTATAACAATAACATTATCTGTAAGAGTATTAGGAAATCGACCTAACAGAGTTCCGTAGATCGTGCCGCCTTTATTAGCATATCCTACAGATAAATACCAATCATTTAAATTTTGCCAATTTCCAGTTAAAGATACTGGTGGAAAAATAGCTCCAAAATATATATCAGCCATTATAACGCTCCAAATAAATCTGAGTCAACTAACCCTGATACATAACATGTTTGACTAAATGTATTTGGGAACTGGTCAAAACCGTAAGTTTTTGGTAATGTTTGATTTTCAATTACAGTACTGGTACCGATAATTTTAATTTTGACCGTAGTCGGTGGTGGGAAATATTTTCCCGAACTTGTTCCGTTTATATATTTTATATTACTGGTATATCCGTTACAGTTAAGAAGAAATAACCTCCCTGTAATGGTTCCTGTAAAATTTGAAAAATTTGTAACATAACTTGTTGAATTATATACTGTTAAGTTTTTTGAAATATTTACAGGACCTGATACTGTTAATGCTGCAGCCTGAGTCGAAGAACCTAACACTAATGAAGTTAAAAATGTAGGACTATAATTATTAATAGTTAAAGATTTTAATCCAGTAATTGCTGTTGATAAATCAGTTTTAAACGTTGTAGTAGCTGAAATTGTAAGATTAGTACAGGTACCTATTCCGATAGCAAACGGTAATGGTCTACTAATTATAATACTAGATGCTGAAATATTATTATACAAAGTTAATGAGTTTGCAGCATTTGTAAAATTTAATGAACTGGCATTCATAAAGCTACTTGAAGTAGAAAAAAATCCTCCCATGATACTCGTGTCTCCTGTTATTGTTGAATTAAAAGTCCCTCCATACAAATAACAACTACTTACATATGAGTTAAAAGTTCCGCTGTTGATAGTACAAAGCGATGCAGATCCATTTACAATTGTACTACTGTTAATATTACAATTGTTAAGAAGTCCGTTAAATATTCCACCCCAAATATAAATCGATGTTACAGTTCCATTCCAGGTTCCTGAACTTATACCATATCCATAACCTCCAAGAACTGTTCCAGAAAACGTTGATGTAGGATAAGTTACAATCGACTGTGCTAGAGAAACCGTATCTGCATTAGTAGGTAATCTCCCTAATGGAATTGCATATATATTTCCGCCTTTACCTGAATATCCTGGTGTAGAAAAAAATTGAGTAGAAGTATTCCAATTTCCGGTCAGCGTCACATTAGTAGTCATGGCTCCAAAATATACTGCTGCCATAATTAATATCCGTTAGTAAAATTAATCAGTTCCCATTGGCCGCCGTTGAGTACAGAATCATATTGAATACCAATTCTTGCTTTTACGCCAGGAAGAATTGTTGTTGTACCTGTAAATTGAGCACCGGCTGGAATTTTAATTGGGAGGGCAAGAGTTAACACAATAGAAGACAAGGCGTTATTTGTAACCCATACTCGAACCATATCACAGTCTTGACCTACTGACGGTTGAAAAAGTGTTAAATTTGCAGTTGCATTTATTCTAATATTGGTATTACGAACAAGTGTGATATTTGATGCATATGTAGTTGTTGTACATGCTAAACTTGGAGGATTCATATTGTAAGATGCAACCTCGGCTAATTTACTTAAATCTCTTGGGAATGTCATATTTTTTCCTTATCTTATTGATATTTATCTTGAATAATTATTTCTGATTATTAAAAGAATTCTAAAAATTTTGTATTATTTGGTTGATCACTAAAAATCCAACCAGTGTTTGATCCACTACCTTGTGTACTATTAACTCCCGCATACCAAGGACCTCCTGTGGCATTTGACAATGATATTTGTAAATAATTCGAATTAACAACTATGTTTGGACAACTGAGATAATGAACTGCTACTGAAATACTATTAATATTAACTATACCGGTTGCACTTCCAGTTATTGCCCAAGTTTCTATGGATGTTATATTTGAAGATCCAGCTGTAAACCAAATTGAAAAAGAATCGGTTTTTGAACTTCCAAAATACTTAAAGTGATTTCCAGATGAAAGGTATGAACCAGTAAATGAAGTTGTTGAATTTCCAGTACCAGCAAAAATTAAGTTATAATAATTAGCACCCGCACCTGCAAACGTTCTGGTTATTGTTCCATTATCAAATAACACAATAGTACTAGTGTCTTGAGAAATGTTTATCAAACTAAAACCTGCAATATTCCAAACCGTTCCAGATCCAGTTAAGGTCCAAATTGAAGCACCCATATAAATATTATTTCCAGTAGCATTTGCAGCAGAAACTAATCCGGTTGTAACATTATAATCATTGGTATAAAAGTTACAAAGAGTAAATGTTAATGTGTTTCCAGATCCTATAGTAATTGCACTTCCGAGATTAATAGTTGATCCGCCTGAAAATACAAAAGAAACAGCTAAATTTAAGTTATTGTTTGTGGTCAAGGTCGAAGTCCCTCCACTTGGGAATGTTATTGCAGTTGACCCACTCCATGTCATTGTTGATGATAATGTTAGATTTTTATACATATTTGTTGCAAAACCAAGACTTGCTGAAATAGACCCTGAAAAACCAGTAAAATCTACATTTCCAAATATAGAAGTAGCAGCAGCTAATACTAAAACATAAGTTCCGGTTGTAAAATAGAAGTCAACAGAATCAGAAACGCCAGCAGTATTTCCATTAGTAATAGTAATTGTGGATAGTGAAGTTAAATTTGCCGTTATGTAAACCGGTAATGTATTATTTATTGTTAAACCGGTAGTATTATTATTCCACGGATTTGAAAACGCTCCATTGTTTGTTGAAATATTTAATCTACTGGGTGAAGTTAATACTCTTGTACCTGAACCAACAAATGCATAACAGGTGACACTAAAGCCTGTACAGACTAATGCTCCGCCTGTTAGAGATATTTGTCCGTTTACAGTTAAATTATCTGAAATATTAGTAATACTTGTAGAACCAGTAAATGTTAAATAACACCCAAATGAATTAGTATTACATTTAATAACTGATGAAGCAGAAACTGAATTATTATTAACAGTTACTGTATTTGCTCCAATAGTCCATGTCATATTTGACGATAAATAAATATTTCCATATACCGTAAATGAAGTATTTGCTATTGTTCCACCGAAACCTGTACCATTGTTTAATACGGTATCAGTAAAATCTAAAGAGTTAAGTACGTTTGCGCTGGTAATAGTTAATCCATATGAACCATTTTTCATATTAAATTTCATATAACCAGAAGTAGTTGCTCCTGTTCCTGAATCAATTGTAAAAGTAGTTCCGGAAGTTGCGCTAGGACAATCAAATATTACATTTAAAAAAGTAGTTAGAAAAGTTAAACCAGTTTGTGCACCGGTTGTATTCCAAATTAGTCCGGATGTTGTTGTTTTAATTTGTATCGGAACCCCTGCTGATCCAGTATCGATACTTCTTGCAGTAACACCTGACGATACAAACCCACCTAAAATCGTACCTGTGCCATTTACATAACTTCCTTTAATTAATGTAAGAAAATTTGACATTACTATACCGGTAAATGTAACAGTACCGATTGAATTGATGGTAACTGGATTAGGTAAAACAAAGCTTGATTGAAAATTTCCAGAAGATACTGAAGTTGTTCCTAAAAATGAAATTGCACCAGACTGTGTCCACGTCATAATGCTTGATGTTGAAACTGATAATCCAGGTGATGATGTTAAATTTGAAGTATCAATATTAAAAGCCGATGAACCAGAAAAAGTACCATTAAATGTTGAGTTAAATTGTAAAGCACCAAAAGTATTTGATGCCGTAACATTGATTATATCAGTTGCTGATCCAGTTGCTGGTCCAAAAATATGCGTTCCGTATGCTCTTGTACAGTTAATTGTTCTAGTTCCAGTTCCGCCTGCATATGTATATAAAAATTGTAAAGAAGTTGATCCAGTAAATGCTAAACCTGTTAATGTTAAGACTGTTGTATTATTTCCTGTTATCTCAAAAGTATTATTTGCTACACAAGTTCCTGCGGTTTGAGAAAAAGTATTACATTTTATATAACTACCAACAGCTATTGTTCCTGCTGAAAAAGTAAATAGTCCAGAAGTTACCAATGTTGTTGAAAAAGTTATAGTTCCAGTACTTATATTTACTGTAATTGGGCTAGCCATCACAACACCATTTGTACTTACAGTTTTAATATTAGCAGTTGTAAACGTTAAAGTGCCTGAGTGTGACCATGTCACACCAGCAGATACACTTACTGAAGTTCCTGAAACAGTTATAACAGCAGTTCCGGCAATAATTCCAGATGTTACAGTTAATGTTCCGGATATGGTTATTACACCAGATACTGTAAGTGTTACAGTACCTGCTGATGGGTTCCCTACAGTTAATGAGGTTATGCCGTTGGTTGCGGTTCTTGTAACGGTGTAACTTGCTCCGCCGCCTGCCACATTTGATAAACTATCAAATATTACAGTATCTGCTGTTCCTGGGTTAGAAGCAGTTGCAGTTCCGCCAGATGACGTAGCAAACTGTGTATTACCAGTTGTACTCCAAGTACCAGCCCCGCCGACCCAAAAATACGTTGCCATTAGATAACACCGCCGTTAATACTATTAACTGGAGGTGTTAATAAAAATGTAATCCAGTTATCAAACCTATCTTGTTTCATTTGTTCAATTTCTTGATCTGTAAATGCATGATCATCAGGAAGATATAATGCATCAGTTAATGAATAAGTTCCGTTAGTTTTTGTGAAATCTATTTTAATCATAATTATACCTGTTGTCCGACTGAAATAACATCCCAATATAAATCTTGCGAATTATAAACACACCCAACATATAACACTTTGTTTATTACAGTTGTTGACGGTAAAGTTACTCCTATTGCTCTATATGCCGTTGCCGTGAATATTAGACTACGTGGAAATCCGTTATCTTTTATTCTAAATAATAATTTTTGAGCATCGGTTGGTGAACCTGACGGTCTGTTTATTGTAAACGAAACCGAAGTTGCTGTAATGTTAATCTGACTATATGACGAATCAGGCGTGTATGGTGATATTACGGTTGCTGTTGAATATACGTTAACTACAACATTACCTACAATATTTGTCGCAGTAACAGTTCCTCCGACATATAAACCGCCACCAATGCCAACACCACCAACTACTTGTAAAGCACCAGAATTTGTTGAGTTTGTTGCAGTTGTATTAGTTACTGTAATATTTGAAACATTTCCACCAGACCAATTAGTTGCAGTAGTTGCAAATCCAACTTGTAAAGTGCTAGTTGCAATATATGCCGGAGCTGATGTACCATTGCTTTGTAACAAATAACCAGCAGTACCAGCTCCGACAAATCCAGTTTGTCCTGTACTTGATTGATAATGAAGTTGTCCAGCTGTACCACCTGCTAAATTAGTTGCAGTAGTTGCAAATCCAACTTGTAAAGTGCTAGTTGCAATATATGCCGGAGCTGATGTACCATTGCTTTGTAACAAATAACCAGCAGTACCAGCTC